CGTATTGAAGGTACTTCTGTTTCTGATTTAAATTATGGCACATCGGCTGCTAAAACAACTACGTTATCTTTTCATGTTAAGTCATCATTGACAGGAACATTTGGTGGTTCTTTTCGTAATAACGGTGGTGATCGTTCGTATCCTTTTACATACACAATTAGCAGTGCTAACACTTGGGAAAAGAAAACAATCACTATTGCTGGAGATACTACTGGAACATGGCTAAACACTACAGGAATGGGATTACAAGTTAATTTTGGTTTAGGCGTAGGTACTACTTACACAGGAACTTCTGGAGCATGGGTAGGCGCAGGTAATTTTTCTGCTGATAGTTCTGTTAATGTTATTAGTACTTTAAACGCAACATGGCAAGTTACAGGAGTTCAGCTAGAGGTTGGCGACACAGCTACTGAGTTTGAGCATAGACCATACGGGATAGAGTTGGGATTGTGTCAAAGGTACTATCAACAACCAATAGATAGCGGATTAGATTTCTTTGCAGGATATTTTGTAAACGGTAACTATGGTCCAGGTGTTTTTGATACATGGGTTGTTGAGATGAGGACAACACCCACGGTAGTTTTAACTCTTGGTAGTTTAAACGCTGTCGGTAGTGTATCTGTCAATTATTTTGACAAAAAAAGATTTCACTTGAATCCAACTGCTAACGCTACTAGTAATGGTTTTTATTATGTAGCTAAATTAACAGCAGATGCGGAGTTATAAATGTACAAGATAAGAGAGAAAAATTTAATTACTGATGAAACTATGGCAGGAATTATTCGTACATCAGACGGTGCAATCATTCCTGATGATGAAGCTAATACAGATTGGCAGGAATATCAAAAGTGGTTAGCAGAAGGCAACACGCCTGATCCAACAGACTAATGAAAAACTTTGACTTAGCTACGTTACTTGCTGGAATCATACCAGTAATGCTTGCTGCAATGTGGTGGGTTATTAGTAACGTCAATGAGTTAAGAGGTGAGATACAATTGTTGCAAGCTAACATGATGATGTTAGTAGATCCACAAGGACAGATTATTCCTAGTCCTGGTAATGCTTTTGCAAGACATGAGTTAAAAGAAGAGATATTTCAAAGATTCGCAGACTTACACGTTAGAGTAAAGTTACTGGAGGCTAAGAGTGAAGAAGGACAGTAGACTAGAAAGAGCAGGTGTATCAGGGTTTAACAAACCTAAACGTACACCTAACCATCCTAAGAAGTCTCATGTTGTTGTGGCTAAAGAGGGTGACAAGGTTAAGACTATAAGGTTTGGTCAGCAGGGTGTATCAGGCGCAGGTAAATCACCTTCATCATCAAAAGAAAAAGCCAGGCGTAAATCATTTAAAGCAAGACACGCTAGTAATATATCTAAAGGTAAGATGTCAGCAGCATACTGGGCTAATAAGGTGAAATGGTAATGGAAGATTTAAACCAACAGATAGGTAGGCTAGAAGCACAGGTAGAATCTTTACAGCGTCAGATGGAACAGTTGCGTATAGACGTTCAAGGAATGACTGAGCTAGTAACTAAATGGAAAGGTGCTGGTGTACTGCTGTTAATACTAGGTGCTTCCTTTGGGTGGCTAGTAGACCTTATCCTTAATAGATGACTAAAAAGTACTTGACTTTATTGTCAATATGTGGTATATTTCTTTTACAAGGATGCACCGCTTTAGGTATTGCTAAAGCTATAATGCCAGGTAAATCTGGTACTAATGTCAATGCTAATGCTCAGGTAGGTAAAGAGAATACACAGCAGGTAGTAGGTCAACAAGACAACACCAAGATCGAAGGTGAGAATGTTAATGTTAGTCAGAAGGAAAATGACAGCAGCATTAACACATCTAAAGTAGATAGCCTAGTGCAGAATAATACTAATGTACCAATGTGGTACTTATTGTTGTTGGTATTAGGGTGGTTACTTCCTAGCCCACAAGAGATCTGGGCAGGGTTTGTCAACTCAATAGAAAGAATAATTCATGGCAAGAAGCGTAACAGCCGTAAAAACAAGAACAAACGATAGCGCAAAGGTTGATATGTATACTGTTCCAGCAAAGAACACTGCTGAGATACATATGATTTATATCTTAGCTACTGCTGGTAATGAGGACGCAGACTTGTACTGGTATGACAGTCACACAACAACAGAGTATCCACTAGCTCATGCTAAAACATTACAAGCAACTAATGGTGAGTATTTGTTGTTAAAAGACTTACAGATAGATTTAAAAGAGAACGATGTAATTCGTGTTAAAAATAGCGGCACATCGAGCACGATTACTTACATAGTAACTATGGAATTAAAACCATCATTAGCAACACAATTTCACTCATAGGAGATAGATATGCCAGGATACGGATACGGTAAAAAAATGAAGCCAATGAAGAAAAAGAAACCAGTAAAGAAAAAGAAGTAATGCCTAAGGCAAAGTCTAAGGTAAATCAGGCTGGTAATTATACTAAGCCTACAATGAGGAAGAGGTTATTCGAGCAGATTAAAGCTGGCAGTAAAGGAGGTAATCCTGGTCAGTGGTCTGCTCGTAAAGCCCAGATGTTAGCAAAGCAATACAAAGCTAAGGGAGGAGGTTATAAGTAATGCCTCTGAAGAAGTCACAGAAAAGCCTAAAGAAGTGGACTAAGCAAGAATGGAAAACTTCTGATGGTTCTCCTAGTAAAGGTAAGAAAAGATATTTACCTAAAGCAGCTTGGGATAGTTTATCTCCTTCTGAAAAAGCAGCAACTAACAGAGCTAAAGCTAAAGGTAATAAAAAAGGTAAACAGTTTGTTAAGCAGCCTAAAGCTATAGCAAAGAAAACCAAAAGGTTTAGATAATGAACTACTTAGATTTAGTTAATGACGTACTAATAAGACTGAGAGAAGACGAGGTAACTGCTACAACAGATACTCCGTACTCTAAGTTAATTAGTAAGTTTGTTAACGATGCTAAAAGAACAGTAGAAGATTCGTATCAGTGGAATGCTTTGTCTGAAACGTTGACGGTTACTACTGCTGATGATTTGTTTAACTATGTTATGACAGGGTCAGGACAACGCTTTAAAGTCATTGATGTTATTAATAGTGAGGACAATTTTTTCTTAGAGTATATGCCTTTTAGTCAGATGAATAACTTGTTTCTTAATCAGACACCACAAAAAGGTTCTCCGTACTACTATAACTTTAACGGTGTAGATACTAACGGAGACACGCAAGTAGATATCTTTCCTATTCCTGATGGGGTTTACAATGTATTTTTTAACATATTTAAACCACAGGCATCACTAAGCGCAGGAGCAGATGTACTTAAAGTTCCTTCAGAGCCTGTACTTAAATATGCTTATGCAATGGCTGTAGCAGAACGAGGTGAGGACGGTGGACTAGCTGCACAAGAAGCCACTGCACTAGCTGATTTGTCATTAGCGGATCACATAGCTATTGAGAATGGTAGATACAGTGACGAATATGTTTGGCATCAAGTCTAATGGCTGGTCGATTACAATCATCAACAATATCAGCACCAGGCTTTCTTGGTATTAACACACAAGAGAGCAGTGTTGATCTTGCATCAGGCTATGCACTAGAAGCATACAACTGTGTTATAGATAAGTTTGGTCGTATAGGTGCTAGACGAGGTTGGCAGAAAGTAAACAGTTCTACTAACTCTGATCTAGGCACTAATGATATCGAGTTTATTTATAACATACCTGAGACAGATGTAACGCTATGTGCTGGTAATAATAAAATACTTACCAGAGCTAGTGGAGCAAGTACATTAGTAACAGCAGTTAATACTACAGTATCTAATGCAGCAGGGACAGGTACAACAGCATACAGTATCACAGGTAACGACTGGATGGGTGCTAGTATTGTGTTCGGTGAAGGACCGGATGTAAGTCCTCATGCTTACTTAGCACAAGCAGGACACTTACCGTTAGTCTATCACAAACTAGGAGCTAGTCATGCACACACAGGTGCTTATGGTTTTAACTTACTTAGCGATGCTGGCTCAGTACCTACCACCTACGCTTCTGTTAGTGATTTTAAGCCTAATGTAGTTATAGGTGCATACGGTAGGACTTGGTGGGCAGACATTGCTAACGATAAACAAACACTATACTTCAGTGCATTACTAGATGGTACTAATCTTGCAACAGGTGACTCAGGTTACTTGTCATTGATTGATGTGTTTCCTAACGGAGACGAGATAGTAGGACTAGCAGCACACAACGGTTTCTTAATTATATTTGGTAAAAGAAACATTGCTGTTTACGCTAATCCTATTGATGTTACTCAATTAGAGTTAGTAGACTTAGTAGCTAACGTAGGATGTATTGCTAGAGACAGTATTGTCAATACAGGTACGGATGTTATGTTCTTGTCTGACACAGGTGTAAGAAGTATTGCTCGTGTTATTCAGGAAAAGTCAGCACCGATTAATGACATATCATTTAATGTTAGAGATGACTTAGTTGCGTATGTAGAATCAGAATCTAATAAAGAAAAGATTAAAGCAACTTACTACCCTAAAGATGCTTTTTATATTTTAACACTACCAACATCTAAGTATGTATTTTGTTTTGATCTGCGAGGTAGACTACAGAATGGTGCAGCAAGGGTTACTATCTGGGATAGCATTGAACCCACCGCCTTACATGTCACTTATACAGGCGATCTTCTTCTAGGTAAAGAAGGTTACTTAGGTAAATACTTTGGGTTCTTAGATGACACAGTAAAGTACAGACTGCGTTACTACACTAACTACTTTGACTTAGGTAGTCCAACAACTATGAAGTTCTTAAAGAAAGGTAACTTTGTAGTGGTAGGTGGTGTCGGTCAAGACGTAGCATTAAAGTATGGATTTGATTACATTAACTCATATCGATCAATAACTAAGCAACTACGAACTGGTTCTGTTTATGAGTACAACATTGGTGAGTACGCTATTGCAGAGTTTTCTAGTGGTTTAGTTCTTGAAGAAGTGAACAGTAACTTAGGTGGTTCAGGTTCTATTATGCAATTAGGGTTTGAAGCAGATATAAATCAAAGTCCATTGTCAATACAAAAGATAGATATTTATGTTAAAGCAGGTAAAACAGTTT